TTCCACTTCTTCCGATTTTTCTTCGCCCACTAACATTCAAAATACTAGCAGCACTACTGCTACCTATACAGTAACATCTGTCGGCACTTTTTACTTTAGATTGCGGGCTTGTGGAGCTGATAATTCTCAAAGTAATTGGACCGCTACCCAAAATACATCTTCTGAAGAGTGGACTCTTAGTGGTGTTACAAGCTCAAAAGCATTGTATGATGCGACCAGTGGGGTGCAAGTAATCGGAACAAGTGTAACGCAATGGAATGATCTAAGTGGCAATGGAAACCACCTCACTCCTAGTAATAATGGAGGTACGAATGACCACACCTTAGTGTCTAAAGAACTTAATAACCTAGATGTAGTTAGACACGATACGGACGATTATTACTCAAAATCCATTGGTTCTGTATCAGGAAATATAACCTTTGCCATACTTTGTAAGGTAAACGGTACGGGATTAAGTGGCTCGGACTCCATATTTTCCATGGCAGGAGCAGCTCCAAGTTTCCAGCTACAAGCAGGTATAAATAATCAATTTCGGGCGCATTTGGCCGCCAGCACTGGCATAGGTTCTGATACTTCTAATACTACAAATTACGCTGATGCTTGGCATATATTTTTACTTAAATTAGACATCGCTAATACAGTTGGAAAAGTATTTGTAGACGGTTCTCAATCAGGATCGGACATTAGTTATACTACCTCCCTTGGTGCAACCACTTTAAGAATATGGACAAATAGAGGTAATAGCTCTCAACCATCAGGCGACATAGCGGAGTTTGTTGTTGTCGAGGATAGCTCCACCTCTATTCAGGAAAAGATAGAAGGTTACCTCGCCCATAAATGGGGATTGTCTGCAAATCTGCCGAATAACCATCCCTATAAATCTTCAGCACCAATTCGCTTCACATCTTGATATACATAATCTTTATAACCTGGCTGCTACTGTCTGCTTTTATTTTTTTAAAATTTAAAAAAAGATTAAAAAATCTAGAAGATATAGAAAAAGATAATTTTCTATTAAAGGGCAGGATAAAAGAAATAGAGCAAGACTTTTCTTCTAGAGAAAATACATACAAGGATAATATATCCACACTGCAAGAATCTTTTAAATTAGAAAGAGAATCTATACAGGAAAAGAAGATAGAAATACAAACAAAAGAAAAAGGTTACGAGGTTGCTATAGGAAAACTGCAAGATGAACTCAAAGAGCAGCAAGAGCTAAAGGCTAAAGTTACATCTCAAAAGAAAAGCAGTGAAGTTAGACTTGGACATATAGCAGAAACACTAGCTCCCTTCTTAGATCAGTTTGAATTTGAACCAGAAGAATGTAGTTTTTTAGGGCAACCAATAGATTATGTCTCTTTTGGTCAAGATGAAATTACATTTATAGAAGTCAAGAGTGGCAAGAGTCAATTAAGTTCAAAACAGAGAAGAATCAGAGATCAGGTAAAAAACGGTAAGGTAAAATGGAAAGAAGTTAGAATAAATTAGTGTATATATAATATATGGGCAATCTAATTTCAGATTCAGACAAACAAGCTTTACAAAATGCATTCAATGATGTGCATGATACTTTCGCTCGTCCAATTTATTATTTCAAGGAGGCTAAAACTGTAGTGTTAAGCACAAATCCTTCTTACAATCCCATATACCAACAAAATTCTTTTCAAAAATCGACCGTCAAAAAAGTCACCCAGTCTGGAAGCTTCAGTGCTAGAATTAAATATGACACAGATAAATCTGAAGGTACAGTTTCATCTCATGAGATTGATTCTCAATTAAAATTAAGAGTTCCAGATGGATATGTTAGAATTAAAGTCGATGAAGATGGTTACAATTATTTAAAAACTACCAAAAGATTAGACTTTGATGGTAGAAGATTTTCAGTAGAAAGTGATGTCCGTCCCCACGGATTATTTAAACCCAGCTTTTATACATTCTTTTTGTTGCCAATAGATAAATAAAGTTTATTATTGACTTTTATTGATATCTATTGTAAAATATATCGTTATATATTTATGAGTAAAAAAACAGGAGAAATTTTAGGTAAAGAACTAGCTGGTGTAAATCAAATTTTACCCCATAAACATCCCTGGGTTTGGGATTTGTATTTAAAAAGTTGTGCTAATAATTGGATGCCTACTGAAATCAGTATGCAAAATGATATTAAACAATGGAAAAATGATGAAATTACAGAAGATGAAAAATTACTTGTTAAACGCTGTCTTGGATTCTTTGCTGGGTCTGAGTCTCTGGTTGGTAATAATCTTTTTACTGTGGCCGCTAGATTTATTACTGACCCTGAGTGCGGCCAGTACATCATGCGCCAAGGCTTTGAAGAAAGTCTTCATAACCACACGATAGTTTATATATGTGATAGCTTGGATTTAGAGGTTAATGAGGTCTACGAAGCTTACAATAATATTCCAAGCATTAAAGCTAAAGACGATTTCTTAATGAACATTACTACAGATGTTACTAGGCAAGACTTTATTCATACCAACAAAGAAGGCAAACAGGAACTCTTAAGGAACTTCATGACGTATTGGATCGTCTGCGAAGGAACATTTTTCTTCAGCGGTTTTGCTATGCTTCTCGCTCTCGGTCGCCAAAATAAGCTTCAAGGTGTATCAGACCAAATTAAATACACACTGAGAGATGAAACCAATCATATCGCTTTTGGGGCGTATGTTATCAACAAAATTATTGAGCAAAATCCAAGTATTTGGACAAAAAAAATGCAAGACGAATTTATAGAACATATGAAAAGGGCTGTTGAGCTCGAAATTGCATATGCTCATGATGTTCTACCCACTGGTATTCTTGGTTTAAATGCCGAAATGTTTGTTGATTATATGCATTATATAGGAAACAGAAGATTGGAATCAATAGGCATTGATTATCGTTTCCCTAGCGATACCAATCCTTTTCCCTGGCTAGGCGAAGTTGTTGATGTACAAGCCATGGGCAATTTCTTTGAAAGACGTGTTAGGGAGTACCAACAAAGCGGTTCCCTTGAAGATGACTTTTAATGAAAAATTGCATTTATTTTAACCTACAGATTAACAAAAAAAAATCTTTAGAGTATTATGGTTATCTTTATTATGCATTAAAAACTCTACTTCGCCATAAAAAACCATCTTCTAAATATGATATTGTGGTTTTTTACACAATGCCAAATAATTTAGATTTCAAAACTTATTTATTTAATAATAAATATAATTTATATTTAGATTTTCCAGATGTAACTTTTATTGAATCCGATTATTACAATAAGTATAAATCATCTAATTATAACAAGCTTCACAGTGATTGGATGTCTAAATGGTATTCTTTAGAAAAGTTATATTATTTAAATTATGATAATGTATTAATGATTGATTTGGATGTCATCTTCTTCAAGGATCCAATTTATTTATTTGATAAATATATAAATAAAAACTCTTCTCTTAATATTATAACAGCTGTAGATAGCCATGATCCAGTTTTCGAATATCTTTTTAAAAGCGATTGTTACTTGAGTTCTATTTTATTATTTAGTTTTAAAGGGATAGGGCTTCCTGATAATTTTTATAAAAAATGCATAAAAGAAAGAAAGTCTCAAAATAAAAAAGCTAAAAAGGCTAATTTAAAATCGTTTAAATTTTCCAAAAAAGAAATTAAAGATTTTAAATTTTTTAATGAACAATATTCTGCTCAAAGAGTTTTTGAAAAGCATGGGTATCATTATAGTGTTGTAGATATATTTGATATTGCATCTCACAGAAACTCATCTACTTATCTTCATTTACACACTAATGAACCAGAACCAGAAAATGTTACATTTGAATTAACTCATGACAAGAATGGAGCTGCTCATATAAACAATTGTGAGTCTTGTATAATACATTATTCTACTGCTTTAGGTCCAGCTTATGTGCCTGCTAAATTTTTACCCAAAAAAATTATTAAATACATACCTGCCGCAATTGAAGAATGTCACGTACCATGTTAAAATGAACTGCACTTTAATAATATCCTATCAAAACGATAGTCCACAGAGGCAATCCAGTTTTGAAATCAACAAGAGTATTGCCCTACATTCAAAAATCCCTCTGATTGTTTGTGAGCAAATTAAAAGTAAAAAAAATAAAATTGTATATGAAGAAAAAGAAAATTTTTTGCATATAAAATATTTTTCAAATAATCTTTTCGAGAAATCTAAATTGTATAACCTTGCTATAGCGAAATGTGAAACTGAATATCTTTGGTTTTTAGATTGTGATGTAATTGTAAACTTAAAAGCTACACTCCCTTACATAAAAGACTCTTTAATCATTCGCCCTTTTTCAAAAGTTTTTATCTTGGGAGAAATAGAGAGTGATTTGTTTAAAAATGGTTTTGAAAATTCACTTACATTAGAAAAATATCCTTTTTGCCAAACTTTCGGAAAGCATTCATTCATTATTCATAAATCCTTGTTAAATAACTCCACTAAGTTCGATGAAAATTTCGTAGGCTGGGGTTGGGAAGATTTAGATTTTGTAAGATCTAAGCTTAAAAATGCAAAACCAAGGATATTGGAAAATTTTCAAGGAATCCATTTATACCATCCTGATTCAAATAAATTAAACCGAAGATCTAATTATTTAAAATACATAGAGAATATTAAATTGAGATATTTATTTCAATGTGTTTTTATTATTGATGAAAAAAAATATAAATCAATTAATGATATTCTAAATTTTTCAAAATCCCTTAGTCGTTGCGGTAAAGATCTATGTTTTCTTTTTTACCTAACAAACCCTGACATTCCTTTAGATGAAATTTTAAAATTTAAAATTGAATCAGATCAATCTGTTTTTATTTTTGTTAATAAAAAAAATTTATCCCTTGGCATGCACATTAATAATTGTATTTATCTATCACAGTCTAAATATTTTTCAATTTTTGAAGATTTATCTACAATCTCTCATAGTAAATTCTATAAATTCTTTGACCTCTTTCATGGTTTAAATAAACCATCTATTCAAAAATTTGATTTTACAGCTTTTCATAGAGGAACTTTAAATAACTTTACTGGATTTAAAGATTCCAATAAAAAATCTTTTACCGAACAGATTAATGATTTACACAATAAACTTAAAGATAAACCCACATCTCACGATCCAACAACATCTATTTTTTGGGATTCTTCTAAACTTTATACATTAAATAAAAATCATGATCTTGATAAATTTTCTGGTTGACTTTTTTTGCTATTACTGTTAATATACTACTCGGTTTGACTATAAAACATTCAGATAAAAAAGAAATTATATCTAGATTATTAAATGTGCCTAATAATAATAAAAGATTTTTTTGGGCCAGAGAGATTAAGTTTTTAAATGATTTTTTAAAAAAATACAATAATGCTGATTTTTGGCTAAAGATAAATTTTTCACAAAAGTATGATTCTTTAGTTTTCCTTAAGGGTGAATATGGAGAAAAAGTCCTACGAAAAAAATTTAGTGAATTCAACTATGTTATAAAAACTAAAGATGACATACCTCTTGGAAATAAATATGGAGAAAATAGACCACATAAAAAACAAAACAAAACAATAAAAAATTTTTTAGAAGATGAGTAGCACTGTAGATAAAATTAATTCGTTCTTAGAACATAAAGACAACAAAAAGTTTCATTATAATCATTGCAATGAAGATGATTATAAAATTTCTTCTGGTAGTATAAATCTAGATCTTGCATTAGGGGGAGGATTTCCTTCTGGTGCTCATAGATTTACTGGAGTTAACGAAGGAGGAAAGACTAGTTGTGCCTTAACTGTTGCTAAAAATTTCCAAAAACATTTTGGCGACAAAGGCATGGTTATCTATATTAGAAGCGAAGGTAGGTTGTCTCCAGAGGTCTTATCGAGAAGCGGTATAGATACAAGTGAAGATAAATTTTTTAGATTTGATTGTAATATTTTTGAAAAGGTTTTTCAATTAATTAGATTGTTAGTAGAAGACAATGAAGAAGGCAAAAGGTATATGTTTATTATTGATAGTGTTGATGCTTTATGTAGGATAGGTGATATAGATAAACCTTTTGATGAAAGCGAACAAGTGGCTGGCGGAGCTTTAGTCACTTCTGTATTTTTAAAGAAAATGGTTTTACCTATAACAAAAATGGGCCATATGATGATACTAACATCTCAAGTGAGAGTTGAAGTTGCGGCTAACCCTTATGCTAGCAGGGGCGGGCCAAAAGTAAAACAAGCTGGTGGTAATGCTGTCAAGCATTATGCTAACTTTATCTTGGAATTCCAAGAAAGGTATTCTACTGATATAATATACCCAAACCCAAATGCTTCTAAAATTGAAGATAAGGGTAATCCAATAGGGCATTTATGTAAGATTATTTTCCGAAAAAGTGTGAATGAAAAAACTGGAGCCACAGTTAGATATCCAATAAGATACGGACAAAAAGATGGAAATAGTGTTTGGAGGGAGAGGGAAATAATCGACATGATGAAATTGTGGGGCTACATAGAACAAAAAGGTGCTTGGATATCTTTTGATTCTGAAATTCTAGAATTGCTAAAAGAGAATAAAATTGAGGTCCCAGATAAAATTCAAGGCGAAAATAAACTCTTACAATTAGTTGATGAAAATAAGGAGTTAAGAGATTGTATTCTTTCTAAGATTAATTCTTCTTTTAGTGAAATTTAAAACTTTATACGGAAGCTTTAAAAGAGTCCCCAAAATAAGGAATTATATTATTGATTGGGATTCCAAAAGCAGAAGCAAACTTCAATTCAGCGTAAAGCAATACTTAAAAGATTATTGGCACAATCATGTGGTTTTCGAAGAATTTCCTGTTGCTGGTACGAAAATGTCTTTAGATTTTTATAATGCTACAAAAAATATTGCAATAGAAGTTCAAGGAGCTCAACACAGAAGATATGTATCCCATTTTCATGGAGGTCATAAGCTAAATTATTTAGATCAAGTCCGAAGGGATAAGCAGAAATCAGACTTCTGTAAACTTAATGATATAAATTTGATTGAAATTTATGATACTGATAAATTAAATAAAGATTTGTTTTTAAAGTTTGGAATTAATTTGTAAGTGTATATATAATGTATATACATATGTCAGAAAAATTTAACCCAGAAATTTCATCTAAATTTTTAATTCCAGAAGATTTCCTTGAGAGGCTTTATGGCTTCACGGGAGGTGGTGGCGAAAATGCTGGCTTTATACTAAGTTATGTTGATGATTCTGGCAAAGCTATTGTTTATACAAGAGCTAGTTGTCAAATCATTGAAATGGGCTTAAGAAAAGCTTTAGAAAAGTATTTAATTGAATTAGAAGAAGGGGAAATCTCTATAGATTCTACTTAAACATTATTATGTTTGACTTTTTGAAATCTTTTTGCTACAATAGATTTCATGTCATTATATAATTATGATTTAGAGCAGCATTTACTAGCTGGAATACTAAATAACCCTGATATATTTTTTGAGATTTCTCCATTTATTTCTGAAAATGATTTCTATAGCGAGTTTAGTTATGTAAATCGAACTATTTTTTCTTTATTAAAAAGGTCTATAGAATCTGGAAATGGATTTGATGAGGTTTTGATATCTGAGAAAGTAAAAGATTTAGGAGTGAAATTTGAGGAAGGCATAGACTGTCTTGAATTCTTGCAGAGCCTTTCTTTAAGAAAAACTTCTCCAAAATCTATAATAGAAACTGCAAAAGAAATTAAGAAACTTACTCTTAAAAGAGATCTTTGTAAAGTCGGCAAATCTTTAGTTAGTGAAATATCTAGTAGTAGTGATTCTAATTATCAAGATATTATAGATTTAGCGGATTCAATTTATCATAATAAAATTAATCAATATGATTCGGGAGATAACACCCCTGTTAATATTTATGATGATATGGAACATATTATTGAAGACAGGGGTGATAATCCTGTTGATAGTTTTGGTTTAGAAGGTCCCCATCAAAGATTACATGAAATATACGGTTCTTTATTAAGGCCAGGAAATATAAGTGTTATTGTAGCTCGATCAGGAATAGGTAAAACTCAATTTTGCATGGATTTTTGCACAAAAGTTTCGGCAATGAATAATAATATACCCATTCTTCATTTTGATAATGGAGAAATGAGTGTTGAGGAATTAACAATGAGGCAGTGCGCGGCATTATCTGGAGTCCCATTAAATTTGCTTGAAACTGGTAGATGGAGGAATGCTGGAGATACTGTAGTGAATAAGGTTAGATCTACTTGGAATAAATTGCAAGGCATGAAGTTTTATTATTATAATTGTGGAGGTCTTGGTGTGGAAGAAATGATTAACGTTATAAAACGTTTTTATTACTCTAAAGTGGGCAGGGGCAATGAGATGATTTTTAGTTTTGACTATATTAAGACCACTTTTCAAAAACAATCTAATAAGAATGAATGGCAAGTTGTTGGTGAAATGGTTGATTCTTTTAAAAAATTAATTCAAAAAGACATAGTAGTAGACCAAAAGCCTTTAATATCAATGTTAACTTCTGTTCAAATGAATAGAGTCGGTACTAGTAGGAATCGAACTAGCGACAATATAGTTGAAGATGAAACTGTAGTTTCTTTATCTGACAGAATAACACAATTTTGTACTCATATGTTTTTATTAAGAAGTAAAGAGCCTTCAGAGATATCCGAACATCAAAACTTTGGAACGCATAAGCTAACCAATATTAAATCTAGACATTTGGGTCAAGATCCATTAGGTGAAATTGAACCAGTGAGAATGCCTGATGGTAGCTTGCGAAGAAATTTTATCAATTTAGACTTTAATAATTTTAATATCACGGAAAGAGGCGACTTGAGAGACTTAGTTAGACATATTCAAGTCGAAGGAGTTAATCCAGATGAAGATGGAGATAGTAGCTTGCCTTTCATTTTTAATGACTAAAAAAATTAATATTGAAGATACTTTATTATCTCTTGGTTATAGATTAAGTGATCGTGGATCCTATTGGCAGACTAATGCACTTTTTAGAAACGGAGACAACAAAACCGCACTTCAAATTTATAAAGACAGTGGAGTCTGGAAGGATTATGTAAACAATACGGCATATATGCCTTTTGAAAAGCTTGTGCAAGCTACTCTTGGGACTACGGATTCCGATTTAATATCTTCTTCTTGTTCTTTTGTTGATAGTTTTGAATTTAAAACTTTTAAAAATTTACCCAAACCCATGGAAAAAACATACGACCCCTCTTGTTTAGAAAGACTACTTCCTCATTTTGATTTTTATACACAAAAAGGTATTTCAGATTCAGTTTTAAAACTTTTTAAATGTGGTTTATGCACTGAAGGTAAAATGTATCAAAGATTAGTTTTCCCTATCTATAATTTGCAAAATAAAATTCACGGCTTTTCTGGGAGGGATATGCTTGATTCTGAAAACAGGCCTAAATGGAAACATATAGGAGTTAAGACTAAATGGATATACCCACATCATCTTTCATCCGATTATATTACAGATCAAGATTCGGTTATTTTGGTTGAAA